GGCAAACGCTATGATGAAAGAGCGAAAGATTGTATTGGATATCCTTGCCAAATAACTCGTTTTAACCATGGACCTAATCTCACGCACCATCCTCGGATACACGGCAGAGGTCGTCGGAGTCAGCCCCGATGACATCTTGAGCGAAGTCAAGACCCAAGAACTGGTGCTGGCTCGGTCAATCTTTGCTGACATCGCCTACTCGGAATACCTCTACACCTACTGCCAAATCGGGCGTATCATCAAGAGGAACCACGCAACGGTCATGCACAACCTCGAAATCCTTGCCAAAAACATGAGAGCAAGGCCGGACATCAAGTTTCTGCGTACACAGGTTTTAAACAGGACACGGGATTTTTTGCAACATTAGCGAGAACCCCCTCCATCTTTGCGTGAGTGAACGCAGAGGCTACCATACTTGACCTTTATCGCAGCGGAGAAATCCGCAAGGCTTGCCTCACGATTACGGGGGGCAATCCGCTTTGGAAGGACCTCGAACAAGAGGTCGTCCTAATTTTACTGGAAAAGGACCCCGACAAGATCACCAAGATGCAGGTGCAGGGATACCTGCGGTTCTACATCGTTCGCCTGATAATGAACCTGTACCGGGGCAACAACAACCAATTTGCGAAGAAGTACCGCCATCACGACGAGAGGGTCGAAGTGGACCCCGAAACCCAAGAACTGGGCAAGGACTACGACTCCCTGCTTGACGACCTTTGGGCTATCGCCCAGCAAGAAATGGACTCTTGGGCCAAGGACGGAGCGTTCCCCTACGACAAGGAACTGCTGAACCTGCTCATGCAAACGGGGAACATGAAGGCCATGAGCCGGGAAACGGGCATTCCGTACAGGTCTATCATTTACTCCATCGAACAGGCCAAAGCCAAAATCAAAACCGCAATCGAAGCCAATGGATATACTGGTCTATCCCATCCTGATTAGTGCTTTAGCGACCCTTGCGGTCGTGGAGTTCCGGGTGCTGCCGGGATGGTTCTACGCTTTGCCCTTTGCGAAGCGGAAGCCTTTTTCGTGTATGACCTGCTTCGGCTTTTGGCTTGGGGTGTTGCTGACCCTGCCGACCTGCCAATGGTACTTGGCCCCTATCCTCGGTCTTGCCTCATCTGCCACCGCAATAATCATCCGAGAATGGACCTTCAAATGACCAACGACCAATTCATCGTGGCCCAAAAGCACAGGAAGTACTGGGACCAATATGTGGCATCGCTGACCATGCGACTGCCACCCGATGCGGTTGGGGAACTGCAAGCCATCCTCACGGCTCACGGACGACCGCCCACGAATTGGTGGTGCGCTGACTGCGTAAAATCGGCCCTTCAATACATTTACCTTCAAGCGGACTTGTTTGCCGAAGCCAACCAAAACACCATAAACCACTCCCTGAATGCCCCTGCCAATCCCGAACAATAACGAGTCAAGAGAAGGCTTCATCGGTCGCTGTATGTCCAACAACTCAACGACCACGGAGTTCCCCGATACGGCTCAACGGCTTGCGGTTTGTGGCTCAACGTGGGAGAATCACAAGAGGCAGCAATTCGAGTCTTATTCGGACTACGGCCAAGAGATTCGGGCCAATGCCAAGCGGGGGATAGAACTCAACGAGCGGAACGGCAACAAGTGTGCGACCCAAACAGGTAAGGTCCGGGCGCAGCAGTTAGCCAACGGGGAAGCCATCTCGGTGGAAACCATCAAGCGGATGCACTCCTACCTGTCAAGGGCCGAAACCTACTACGACAACGCTGACGACACCAGCGACTGCGGTTACATCTCATATCTCCTGTGGGGTGGAAAGTCTGCTCTCTCATGGTCAAGAAATAAACTCCGAGAACTTGGCGAACTCGAAGGCGAAGGATGACGAAGCCCAAGTGCAGGCTCGGATGGACTCGCTGATGATGGTCATCACCACCCTATGCGACTGCATCGGAGCGGTGGACGATTCCAATGCCCCGAACCAGTACGAAGTGAAAATGAAAATCGTAAACAAGATAAGCGACCTAATCGACAAAATCGAATACTGATGGGAACCAGTAAGGGCAACGGCAAGTACATTGAAACCCCCGAAAAGATGTGGGAGTACTTTGAGGCATACCGCTCGCAGGTCAAGGCAAACCCAAGGACCAAGACGGTATTCCCCGGCAAGGATGCTATTCCCCAATACGAACCCTTGGAGCGTCCGCTGACCTTGGAAGGTTTTGAGAACTGGTGTGCGGATGCAGGTATCGTTCAGGACTTAGGGGATTATTTTGGGAATACAAGGGGCAACTACTCCGAGTATTCAGCCATCTGCTCGCGTATAAGAAGAACCATCCGTCAAGACCAAATTGAGGGGGGCATGGTTGGTCAGTACAACCCATCCATCACTCAACGCCTCAACAACCTCGTGGAGCGTCAAGAGAACACGGTCCACATCGAGCAACCCCTGTTTGGGGATGGACTTTAAGTACACGACCGCCATTAGCCGAATCCGTCGGATGACGGCCCGGAAGAAGGTCATCCAAGGCGGAACAAGTGCGGGGAAAACCCTCGCCATTCTTGCGGTCCTCATTGACATCGCAGCCAAGAACAAGACCGAGATATCGGTCGTGTCCGAATCTATCCCCCACCTACGGAGGGGAGCAATCAAGGACTTCGCCAAGGTCATGCAATGGACGGGCCGATGGGTCGCAGACCGATGGAACAAGACCCTGCTGACCTATCACTTCGCCAACGGTTCAATCATCGAGTTCTTTTCGGCTGATTCCGAGGCACGGCTCCGAGGTGCAAGGAGGCAGGTCGTCTACATCAACGAGGCGAACAACATCGACTTTGAATCCTACTACCAACTCGCCATCCGTACCAGTGAGGCCATTTATATCGACTTCAACCCGACTCACGAGTTTTGGGCGCATACCGAGGTCCTGCGAGAGGACGATTCCGAACTGATAGTTTTAACCTACAACGACAACGAGGCCCTGCCTGATACCATCAAGCGGGACATCGAACTGAACCGCACCAAAGCCGAAACGTCAGCCTATTGGGCGAACTGGTGGAAGGTGTACGGCCTCGGTCAAGTCGGGACGCTTCAGGGTGCGATATACGAGGACTTCGAGGTGGTGGAGGGTATCGATGTCAGCCGTGCGAAATTCGTCGCTCTTGGGCTTGACTGGGGCTTTAGCAACGACCCTACGGCCTTGGTCGCTATCTACCGCCAAGGGGACTGCCTGCTGATCCAAGAACTGCTCTACGCAACAGGCCTAACCAACCAAGACATCGCAGACAAGTTGCGGTCGCTGGGCATCACAAGGGCTTGGGAGATAGTGGCGGACTCGGCAGAGCCGAAGTCCATCGAAGAAATCTACCGACTTGGATTCAATATCAAGCCAGCGGACAAAGGCCCCGATTCGGTTCGGAACGGGATAGACATCCTCAAACGCTTTAAATTGCAGGTAACCAAGGATAGCACAAACCTTATCAAAGAACTGCGCTCCTACACTTGGGCCACCGACAAGGAAGGGAAGAACACGGGGGTCCCGATTGACTCTTTCAACCACGCCTGCGATGCAATGCGGTATGTGGCCCTCAACAAGTTAAGAGTAAGCAACTCAGGGAAGTACGTTGTGGTGTAACTTTGAGGCATGAACACCGAACGCATCATCGACCTTCTAATCGAAATCGGGAAGACGCTTGCAGCCGTTTTCTTCATCATCACCCTACTAACCCTCCTTTGGACCTCATGAAAGTCGTTCACTACTACCACATTTATTGCGGAGGCAACTGGCAGTTAATCCTGAATCAACACATGATGGCGGTCTGCAACTATGGCCTCATCAATGTCTTGGACGAGATAAGGGTCGGCATCGTCGGTCCACCCGAACAACGCAAGGCGGTCAAGGAGGTGCTGGAAGGGTCAATGGTGGCCGATAAGGTCAAGGTCGTAGTAACCCGAACCAACGCTTGGGAGCAGGCGACCCTGACCGAGATGTACCGGGCGAGCCAAGAAGAGGAAGCCGTGTACCTGTACGCCCACACCAAGGGGGCTGCAAATCCATCCTTGACCACCCAACTTTGGGGCAGGTCTATGCTATTCTTCAACGTGGTCGCTTGGGAGCGGTCCATGCAAATGCTGGAGCAGGTTGATGCCGTCGGCTGCCATTGGATTACAAAAGAACAATTCCCTCACATGGCGGACCACAACAACCCCGAAGGCTATCCGTACTTTGGGGGCAACTTTTGGTGGGCCAAGTCGAGCCACATCAAGGAACTGGGCGAACCTGTACGAGAACAACGATACCAAGCGGAGCATTGGATAGGAAAGAAACCCGACACCAAGGTATTTGACTCCAACCCCGGCTGGCCTTCACCTGAACGCTTTGTCATAACTTTTTAGCATGAAAAAACACATTGACCAACTCAAGGCTTTGGACTACTCCCACATCTACACGACTGCGGTGGACCACATCATTGAAATCTACGAGGAAGCCAAGAAGCACAAGGGAGGCCACGCTTTAGAACTCGGTTCCTACCTCGGACACTCAACGCTCGCTATCGCCTTGGCTGGGCTTGACGTGGTGGTTTACGACACCGATACAACCGTAGAAGATAAGCGCAAAGCACTCCTGTCCAAGTTCAAAGTCGAATGGAACAACCAACCGAGCCACATGGCCCTGCAAGAGGTCAGGACTTTTGACTTCATCTTTCACGATTCCGACCACGGGGACGGCATGA